CTGAAATTTCTTCACTAGTTTCTCGAAGCTCATCTTGTTTTATTGCATATGATTGTAGTTTTTGTACCCATCTAATTTGTTGTGCAGACAAGTCCTCTGAGTTGTACTCTTTGTTATCAATAGTGATTACGTTTGTTTTTTGTTCAGTCATTTTATTCCCCTGTAAATGTATCTGCACTTGCTATTGCTGCATCTATAACTGTGAAATCAGCATCACCCCAATCATCATAGTTATCTTTCTGATACTTTAGATATCCTACACTACGACTAACTCTTGCTTTCTTTTCCTCAAGTGTCATGTCATAACCATAGTTATTTTCTGTTGCATCATCACCTAAGTTATTTGTAGCAATTACAACATTGATTGTATCTGCTCCATCTAAACAAGCTGAGTGTGCTTGTGCTATTTCTTCTGCTGTTCTGCTCATTTTAAGCTCCTTTTAAGTTAGCAAGCCATCAATACACAAGGCACTAGATAAGTGCCATCATCATATGTATGTGATACATTTGTAGAAGTAACTTTGGCTATTGTTTTACTTCTAACTATATCGTCACCTTGAGGTTTTGCTGTGCCATCTCCTGCACTCATTAGCAAGTCACCTCTAGCGACTGTTGTTCCTTGTGCAATTCTAATAACCATATCACCAGTCATTGCCACATTCATGTCGTTGTAATCGTCATCATCATCCCAATTAACAAAAACACCTGCAACATTAGCATCACCCTCAACACTTGATACTGCCATCTTATTTAACTGTTCGTTATCTTCATCACCCCATTCAACCATTTCATCAAGGTTAGTCATTACTGTGCCTTTGACTATAGTTGTGTCTTTACTGTTATCAAGTAATCTTGACCAACGAGATAAATGACCACCATTATATGAAATTGTAGTACCACTTACTGAAATACTTCCTTCTTGAATGCCATTTTGACCTATTCTAACAATAGCACCATCATCAGTAGCTCTGTTTACTTTCAAAACAGAATCACCAGAAACAGAAGCATTTATAGTATTAGTTGAATCTGCAAATAAACGAGTCGTTACACCAAATAATAAATTACCATTACTATTTATGTGTAAACGTACATTACCATCACCATCTGATAACACAATGTTATTGCTTGATGTTCTTATGTCTAAGCCACCAGAGTTACCCTCAAATCTACCTAATATGGTATTTTTTTCGCCACTTGTCATTAAAGCACCTGCTCTAGTTCCAATAAACGTATTAGAAATTGAGCTAGTAATTGCGTTTCCTGCTTGAAACCCTAGCATTGCATTACTACTACCAGTTTGCAAAAGTGTGGCTGTTAACCCACCTACTAAGGTGTTAGTACCACCTGTTGTAATTCCAGTTCCAGATTGATGTCCAACTGCTACATTATAAATATCTGTTGATGAAGTTAAATTCTGTGTACCTAAAGAAGCATGACCTATTGCAACAGACTTACTTCCTTTTGTATCTGCTGATAATGCCCTACTTCCAATAGCAACATTATAATCTGCATCAGTCAAAGCATCACCAGAAAAAGCACCCATCAATGTATTTTCAATACCTGTTGTGATTGATGCTCCACAGTTATACCCTACTGCTGTTTGTTCGCTATTAGTAGCTGAAGTAAAGTTTTGTGAAAGTAAAGCATTTCTACCTAAAGCAGTACTGTTACTGCCTTGAGTATCTGTGCTTAATGCGGCATACCCAAGTGCCACATTGTAATCTGCATCTGTAAGAGCGTCACCTGCTAGACCACCAACTAACGTATTGTACTGTCCTGTTGTTACGCTTACACCTGCTGAATACCCAATTCCTGTATTGTAAGAATCTGTACTAGAAGTAAAGTTTTGATTGCCTAATGCACTATCTCCAATAGCGACAGATTTGCTACCTTTTGTATCTGCCTGTAAAGCATTGATTCCAATAGCTACATTAAAATCTGCGTCACTTAATGCTTTACCTGCATTTGCACCAATTAATGTATTGTGAATACCTGTTGTAATTTGATTACCAGCCAAAAAGCCAAAAGCTGAATTGAGGGCATCTGTTGCACTTGTAAAGTTTTGATTAATTAATGCTGTGTATCCCACAGCAGTTGATTTACTACCTTGTGTTTCTGCACCTAAAGTACCATAACCTAATGCACAATTTGTTTGCCCTGTAGTAATAGCATCGCCAGATAATGCACCTACTAATGTATTTAAAGTTCCTGATGTTACGTTTACACCTGCGTTAAATCCAACTGCTACGTTGTAAGTATCTGTTGAAGATGCAGTATTTTGAGCTTGTAATGTGCCTGAACCTACAGCTACATTGTTATTTCCTTTTAGATTATTGGCTAAAGCAGCGTGACCTATGGCTACATTGTGGTCTGCATCATTACTTAATTTACCAGCACCACCACCTACATATATATTTCTAATTCCAGTTGTTAAATCTCTACCTGCTTCATGTCCAAAAGCTGTATTATAACTGTCTGCTCCTGCATTTAATAGTCTAAGTGACCTATACCCTACTGCTGTATTTTTTCCATTTCCATCTTCAGTTTTAAGTGCTTCAAAACCAATTGCAACATTCTCATCACCAGTAGTCAAAGCTGTACCTGCTTCATCTCCAACTACAGTATTGTAATTACCACCACTTACTATGGAGTTACCTGCATTGACACCAACTCTTACGTTAGATGTTCCTGCTGAAGCTGTAATTAAATCTGCACCATCTTCTAGTGTAGTATCGCCTGATATTGTTAAAGCACCATTTAAATCAACAGTGGGTGCTGTAAGCTCTAACTCTGTATCAGCACCTATGTCTAACTGTCCATCAGCAGAAGATAATATTTTTAAATCAGCATCCCTAAATCTTAACTCTCTTGCATCGTTTATTAACAAACCTGTATCATGTACATGAGTAATTGTTACATCACTATTTACTCCAAAACTTAAAACTGCTGCATCAGAAACAAGAGATAAATCATCTTCAACCTTTAGATCAACAACATTTAAAGAAGCAAAAGCATCTATTACTGCAGCACCACTTCCAGCACCATCAAGATAGACTGCTTTTGTATCTCCTGTTGGTATAGTTACGTTTGCCCCACTACCTTGAGATATATTTATGGACTGGCTGCCAGTTGTAGCGTTTTCTATAAACTGAAGCCTTGATACTGTATTAGGTGCAATAGTTAATGTTCTTGTTGCAGTTAAAGTTGCTGACGATGTGACTTTAAAGTACATCGCTCTAGCTGGGTCTGTAGCACCATCTGCAATTGTGGTTGTGGCGTCAGCGTTTGAGGCAAAACAATCTTGTGTTGCATAACTTAAAGCCTCACCTATAAGCTCTAAATTAGTGTTCGTTATTGTGCCCCATGTACCACTGGCATCGCCAGTAGCCATTTCATTAAGTCTAAGATCATTAACGTATGTACTTGCCATTTTAGTCTATCCTTATAATTGCTGAAGTTCCAGGGGCTGGTAACACAATTTCAAATGTACCACCTGCAACTGTGAAATCTCCACCAAAAGCTAAAACTGCTATCGCTTTATCTGCATTAGTATCATTATATATTAATGCACCATTTGCTGTAAAAGTTGCAGATGTCCATGATGGGTTAGCACAATCAAAATATGCAGTTGTGCCAGTTGTTGTAACCACCTTGCTTGTTAGAGTAACACCACCTGCTGTATATCCAGTTCCACTTATTTCATTGGTTGTTGAATAAGCAGTCGTTCCTGCACCTAAAGATGCTGAACTTGTAAATAATGCTATTTTAATTGTGTCTGCTATTAAATCATGTTGTTCATCTAATATTTCAGCTTTAAAAGATGTACACATTGCTTGTGATATTGCCATTTGTTAAATACCTCCTTCGTATTCTGCTCTATAATTACGTTGCATCTCTTGTTGAAACAAAGCTATGGCTTCATCAAACTGTGCTTTATATAAGTTTACACTATCGGGTGCCTTTAGAAAAGAGGAACTTTCATATAGGCAAGCTGATAATAAAACTTGCTCTGCATTGTCTCCTATCCAATTGTTAGCATTGGAAACAGATAATCCCGTTTCTAGACCTACAAAATCTACCTCATAAGCAAGTGTTGCTGAAGGTACTGGGCCCAGTAATATTGTTATTCCACTTGTATCTGCGTCTTTTGTCGCATACATAAATGGCGTACCTTGTGTTGATGCATTTGGCACATAGTCTCTTAAGTATGAATCTAATCTATGTTTTAGATATATTACATCACTATCTGCTTTGGTCACTGAAACTTGCCTTATCATTCTAGCGTTAGCCACTGCATATTCAGCAGTGCCAATAACAAGGTTAGCACTCTGTTTTTGTCTGTAACAAGGTAAACTAGGTAATCTAGCAAATATCATTGCCTCTGCTTGTGTTATGATGTCTGGTATAGAGTTTTGAAACTCTGTACTATCATCTTCCATAAAGTTTTGTATATCTGCTACTAAGTTTGTATAATTCATTTATTCACCCCATGTGCTTTCGCCCCAGTCACCACCACCAAATCCTAATTCAGTAATAGTAACATTGACAGAACCTATTGCTCCAGTTCCAGCTAATCCACTTTCTGTGAGAGATGCTTTAGGTATTTCTGTACCAATAGCTCCAGTTCCAGCAAGACCAGTTTCAAGTAGTGCAATTCTAACATTAGTACCATCTGTAACTCCAATACCACCTAAAGTAGCAGTAGCACTTACTCCAGTTACATCTCTTTTGCCTGTAGGCACAATAGTACCTATAACACCAGTTCCAGCAAGACCAGTTTCTGTTATAGTTGATTTGAAGTTAAGAGTTCCTAATGCACCAGTGCCAGCTAACCCTGTTACATCTTGAGAATGATTTACTCTTACTGTAGCTAGACCTACTGTTCCTAAACTTGCTATGCCTACACTTGTTCTTGTTCTTTTATCAGCAAAAATATCATAGTTGTAACCAACAAAAAAACTAACATTCTCTGGATCATTATCTACTCTTGGCTGAAATAAAGCAGTAGCATCTACAACATTTTTGGCTGGCGTTAATTGTGGGTGTTTCGGTTCCCATTCGCTAGGCTCAACACGCAAGCCATCCCAAGTTGTCTTAAGATCAGTATATTTAATCTTAAAACCACTTCT